CCTGCCCTCATAAGCAGTTTTAAAGAACTGTAATAATTAGCTTCTTGCTGACTATCGAAAAGAATGCCGTCTACACATACATGCTTTGCATTATATTTGGTTTTCTTAGGCTTTAATTCCTGTTTTGGCTGTTTGCCAATACGTTTTAAATATTCCTGAAGTTGCTCTTCTGTCCATCTAAGAGTCATAATGTACTCCTTCGCCTATCTATACCATGTATTTTGGCGGCATTGGGAATTCTTCGCCTTGTTTCTTCCAAAGGTGTAAAACGTACGGATGGTTATTAATATAATCTGCTTTTTTCGGATGATATTGTACTACACATTCATCATCCCTGAAGAAAATATATTTTACCGTACACATTTCATCCCATGTACAACAACGGTTTTTATAACTTACTGAAACGTGATCCCATCCGCCACCCCAACTGAATACAATCATCGCAGGTTTTCTGCTGCCATTTAGATAGGCATATGCATAACCACCATCTGAACCAATTTCCTGAATGATAATTCTTTTGTCTTGCTTAAGCTCTTCAAGGGTTTTCATCTGCCATTCCCTCCCGTAATAAATCTTACATCCATCTTTGCCGCTATTCCTTGTATGAGCTGCTTTGTCGATTCCGGTAACATTGCATATTCCCTTTCCTGTGCTGCTCTTACCTTATAACTCCGCATAAAATTGGACTGTATCACACTATTAACTACATCGCTGTCCATTAATGCCCATTCTCTGAGCTGATTAGGGCTGCCAACTATCTTTTGCAGTAATGGCGGCAGGTTTTTGAAATTTTCTGTGGCGTTATAGTAGCTGATAGCTCCTCGCACCCTGTCCCAAGCTTCCATCTCAGTCATTACTTGAGGCTGTGTTATCATAGCAATTTTTTCTTTGACATCTGCTATTGTTGGAGGATATTTCAAAGTACATATAAGAGCTCTTACAGCTTCCGTAACTATAGGCGCAGGATTATCTGCAAACATTGTGGCCCATAAATCAACTGTATTCCTTGCATCATCTTTGGTCATGTCTTTATAAAAGTTCGGATATGCAGCTTTTAAAATTGCTAATATGGCCTTTGTCTCTTCCCTCGTCATCACACATCAACCTCCATAAAAATATTGCTGGAAGGCTTGTTTTGCCGTCTCTTGCTCTGCTCTTCCTCATATCGTTGAATAACCCAATTCAGAATAGCCCTATAGTCAGACTTGTAGCGTTTACCGTTGGCACCCTTATAATTATCCAAAATCTCAATACAACGCTTTGCACCATCTTCACCGAGTTTCGCCACGAGTGCCTCATATTCGGCATTGGTCAGGCTGACAAAGTCGGCATATTTGATTTTTTCAGGTTGGCTTTTTTCTTTGCGTGCGTGCGTATTTGTATTCGTATTGGATTCGGATTCTGATTCGGATTCGGATTGGATTGGATTACGGGGACATTTGATATCATTTGATATCATTTGATTACAAGTTTCATCAAAAGCAGGATATTTACTCTTTTTAGCACGTATCTGCTGATGCTTATCCCAAGTTACCAATTGCAGGTACGGTCTCCCGTCATACTCGTACACGGTTACAATACCTACCGTCGATAACTTATTTAAAGCATCAGAAATTTGTTTTTCTGTGACGTTTTTAAGAGGAAATAATCTTGCTTTTAGAATTGCTGGTCTTGCATCAAATCTACCATAATCATCACAGTTTACGATTAGTCGGTAAAAAAATACTTCCTCAAACCATGTTAATTGATCTATTGTATCGCTTGTACAGATTGATTCTTTAATTATGCGGTTTGGCATATCGTCACCACCTGACATCCTTTTTACAGGCGGCTAAATTAAAGCCGCCTTATTTAACTATTTCGTGTCACCTGCCTCATCATTTATTTCTTCAATTGTTTCTGTCTCTAACACAATATCTTCTGTTGTGTCTGCATTCTCTATTGCTTCATCTGCTAAATAAACGGTATCTGAACTATCTTCTACATATGCCTGCTGCATTTCTACACTCATAACTCCGTATTTTGAAAGTAAAAGTCGTAAACAGGTTTTCAATGCCATTGCGTCAAAGTCAGTAGCCCATACACTGTTTTTGTTCCCGTAGCTTTTGCTGTACTGCTGGGCATGCTTCGTTACTTCTTCAACCGACATATAAAGCGTCTTTCTAAAACCGTTCAGTGTTTCAATAAAAGCAAAATAACCTATTTTCTTGTCGCTCGTTCTCTTTTCCGGATCTATCTCTATCTCTCCGGTAAGTTTGTCACACTTGACCAACTCACCCTCATACACTACATCTGCATTAATATAACGATATGCACCGGTCCTCATGCAAAGCTGAATATAACCTTTATAACCAAGTTGGAAAGTCGGAATGTACTGTCCTGTTTTGCCATCACGATATGGTACAATCCATGCAAAACCAAGCTGTTTATTGATAGGTAATTTAAGACTCGCAGCTTTTAAAGCTTCCATGACAACATTTTTAGGGTCACATAGTTGTAAAGTTTTATCAGTATTATATAAATCAATAATACTTGCTACAAAAGCTCCTGAATTTTCGGCTAAAACAGCCTTAAATTGCTCTTGTACACTCTGTGCAGCTAAAATATTCTTAAGCTTATCAATCGGTCTTGCAACGGCAGTTTTGCCGTTATTAGATGTTGCCTGTTGAATTAATCCTTTTGTCATAATTACGATACCTCCTTAATTTTAAAAACTCTTACGGTTTGCGCAGGCTTGAGATATTTTTTATATATATCTTCTTGCTCTGATTGAAGTTTTTTAGTATCTAATGTTTGCCGGACTTGGTTTTTCCACTCTACAACATATCCTTGAGCCCTGCCTATTTCTGCATCAGCTAAAGCAAGCTGCAACTCTTGTTTGATTGCGTCTCTTTGTTTCGTTAACTCATTGACTTGCTCATCAAGCTCTAAATACTGCTGTATTTTGCTTTCATGTCCGTATAATGCGACTTCTTCTCGCTCATTAGCTTCCGGGAATAGTTGTTTAATAAGTTCTGATGTGCTCTTTGCTCCGTCTGGTGCAGGTGGGATTTTTTTCGTTATATGTTCTGTCCAAAAGTACTTTTCTGCTTCTATAAGAGCCTGTATTTCATTTTCATCACGTTCGATAGTAAATACATGAAATGCTTTGTTTAGTACTAATACTGCTAAATACCAACGTTCTGCACCGGTGACGGCCATATAGTGCATACACTGTACATAATAGTTTGCCGGGAATTCTCCTTGTGCGAATTTGGTTTTATTCAGAATAGATGTTGTTTTGCATTCTAAACCTGCATTTTCACCTACTACCCAACGGTCTATATTTGCAGTCATAAAAGTGTGTTCTGGATGTTTCAGTATTGCATTTCTTCTGCGGACCTTTTTCCCCGTTTCTTCACAAAACCTTTGTGCAACATAGTCCTCTAAATCTCTGCCCTGTCTCATGGCTTCATTATCGGGCTGCTCTTCTTTTAGCCCGATTTTATCTGCATATACATCAAATGCCGACTTATATCGGTCAAGTCCGACAATGGCGGCTGCATCACTGCCGCCGATCCCTTGCCGGCGAATTTCAAGCCATTCATTCCGTGTCATATCTATCGTTTTTGCAAGCGTTACCGCTGTCATAATCATTCATCTCCTCTTCTTTTTATTTCCCCTGCCCCTCTTATACTTGCCCGCTAAAGCACTTACTGGCCGCCTTGACAGCGAAGCACGGAGCGTTCGCAGGGGTAATTTTTAAGCATTGACACATTAAACTATCAATGATAAAATGAAATTGATGAATACTTTTATTTTTGCACTTGAAAAAGTGCTTTTTTTATGCCCTAAAATCAATATGTTCCGGTTTTTTCTTTTTAAATAGTCTGTACTCTGTAATTTCTGCTCCCCACATCCAACCGGCAGAGAAACATACTCCGCATAATCCAAGAAGCAGTAACAAAATTTGTGTATTACTTGGCATGTTCTCACCTCTTTTCTTTTTCAAATTGAATGGGTATTTCACTTTCGTAGTGGTTTGTCCATTAATTTCAATCATCTCCTTTTTTGCTATGTAATGTGGTTGAAATACACTTCTGAATCGTGCAGATGATAGAAAATGATTTTTTAAAATTTCAAGTAATTTTTAAAAGTTATCCATTTCCTTTTAACAACTCTGGGTTTTCGCAGATATGTCCGATTATTTCAGTAGGAAGTATGTTTATATTCAGATACGCTATATCCCCTGCTAAATTTCGATACTCTATTGCAAACCAACAACTGTGTGTAATATACTTTACTACACCAATATAATGTATATCTTGACCATTGTGACGTCTGTCTGTGACTCTTACAATATTTCCTTCATAAATTTTGTTGCCTTTATTGTCTCTTAATCCAGTAAACTGAAATAAATCTATTCTTTCTGTTATATTTAGCCCATTAAAATAAATTTGCCCATTATCTAAATCTAATCCATACCCAGTTTGAGGACAAATACTTACCCAGCATTTCTTGTCTTTATGCCATGCTTTAAATTGAGGTTCTTTCATTATTTATGTTCTCCTTTCTAGAGATTGTAATTTCATCCTTAAAATGTTTGGTTATTATTATTGTGTCGATACTTTTTAACACTTCTTCAGGTAAATTTATTTTTACTATCTTTTCTTCAGGTAAATAATCAAATTGAATAATATCATCATTCATCCTCACTCACCGCCTTTAAACACAGCGACACAAATGTTACTAATAACTCGTTTGAGCAGTCCTGACATACATCTAGCATTTCGTCAGGTGCCTGATATTTAGATATTCTTATCTGGGGTATTGCTGCACCGTCTTTCTCTGGTATTGCAAAATGCGGTACTTCTTTTTTGCAAATGTCG